CGATTAGCATTTGCCTCCTTGCCGCAGGACTTGTCAAACAGATTCAAGCTGGCTGTGACCTATATAAGCAAGCTAAAGAATCCTTCATGGAGGTCAAAAGCACTGTTGACGAGGCTGTTGGCGTTTATAGGGAAGTTACTGGATTTTGGAGTAACTTTAGTAACTTCTTTAAACCCAAGGCAAAACAGTCAACGCCCAAGCCTGTGGCGAAAAAGAAAGAAAAGTTTGTTGCGGTAGATGAAACCCAAGTCAAAGTTGATATTGTCAAGAATCTGACCGAGTTTTTCAGGCTTCAGGAACAATTAGCGGCACACATAAGGGAAGAAGAAGAAAAAAGTTTGACAGTCTATGACCCTGACCAAAACCACATGGAAGCGGCTTTAAAGAGGGTGATGGCACAGCAAGAGATGGATGCGTTGGTGGTGCAGATTCGTGAGTGCATGGTGTATCAAAGCCCTCCTGAGATGGGCGCACTGTACTCAGAGGTCTTTAGCATGAAGGACAAGATTGATGAGGAGCAAACTCAGGCAAGGTTGAAGCAAGAGGCAATTAAGAGGCAAGAGGCATGGCTACGCAAAGAGGAGGAAAGAAACCTACAAGCAAAGCTAGCGGCAGTGGTGGCGACTTTTATATTCCTCCTTTACCTGTGGATGTGGTTCGTGTTCGTAAGCCATTGGGGGAAGAAGTGATGGGTTGGATTGCGGCTTGCGTACTGATTGCGTTGTTGTTGCCTTTGATGGCATTTCTTTATCTTGACATCTTGGAGACTAAGAATGAGGCTAAGGCTCAGGTTGAAAAGGTTGAGAAGTTGAGAAGACAAGTTGAACAAAAAGATAGGGAGAAAGAGAAATGAGAGTGATTTGTTTGATTGCGCTGACACTTTTGATGGGTTGCGATGACAAGTTTAGATATAAGTGCCAAGACCCTCGCAATTGGGATAATTTGGAGTGCAAGCCCCCTGTTTGTGTTGCGACTGGCACTTGTCCAGAGCAACTTGTTAAACCTGAAGCGGAGAAAAAATAATGCCTACAGTTGGATACAAGCCTAGCACTCGCATGACTGCTGAAGAAATTGAGGTAAGGATTTGGGCAATGGTGATTTTTGCCTTGTTAATCATTTTGGTGGGTTCTATGGGTATGTTCTTGTACTCTGTGACCTATGTGACTCAGCCAATGTCAGGCATGGCTCCGATTGACAAGGTTTATACACAGCAAATCAGCACCATTATGGTGTTTGTGACTGGTGTTTTGGGTGGTGTGGCTGGTCGTTCTGCTGTTTCAGCCAGTGCCAAGGCAATTGCCAAGGCTGATGCTGACGCTGACAGCGACCCAAAGTTAGAAGCCAAAGAATGAGTATATTGAACCCGTATGTGCTTCTTGGCATCTTAGTGGCGATGCTGAGTGCCTATGGCGGTGGTTATTACAAGGGTGGGCAAGACGAGTTTGCCAAACAGCAGATGGAGATTGCCCGACTGAACCAAGAAGCTAGGCAAAAGGAACAGGCACTGGTGACAGCGGTGCAAAAGCAAGCAACTGAACTGGTAAAGGCAAACAAGAATGCAAAAATTGTTATTCAAAAGCGTGATTCTGACATTAACTCTGGTGCTCTCAGGTTGCGGATTCCTGTCAAAACGCCCTCCTGCCCAACCTTACCAACCACCTCAGATGCCCCCGTTGCCGAGCGATCTGACCCCCCAACAGCCGAACTTCAGCCAGAGGTTGCTAGAGATATTCTCGCCATCACAGACGAAGCCGACCTCACCGCCAGAAAGCTCAACGCCTGTATCGCAACCTATAACCAAGTCAGAGAGATGATTAACCAGAAGGAGAGCAAATGAACAGTGAACAGTTAGCCAAAGCATTAAAGATAACGCCTATCAAGGCAGAGGAGTGGATAGATGCAATCAATGAAACTTTTGATCGTTTCGACATATCAACACCTGAGAGACAGGCTTGTTTCTTGGGGCAATGCGCTCATGAAAGCGGTGGATTCACTGCTCTCAAAGAAAACCTGAACTATTCTGCTGAAGGATTGACTAAGGTTTGGCCTAAGCGTTTCCCATCTTTGGATGTGGCGCAACCTTACCATCGCAATCCTGAGAAGATTGCCAACAAGGTCTACGCTGATCGTATGGGCAATGGAAACGAAGCCTCTGGAGAAGGGTTTAAGTACCGTGGAAGGGGTTTGATTCAGTTGACTGGCAAAGACAACTACAGAGCTTGTGGAGAGGCTTTGGGAGTGGATTTGTTGGAAGACCCTGACTTGGTTTCTTCTCCTCAGTATGCGGCTTTGTCGGCAGGGTGGTTTTGGGACAAGAATAAGCTGAATCAGTTTGCCGATTCCAACGATATGACGGGTTTGACCAAGAGAATCAATGGCGGTACACATGGTTTGGATGACAGAGTTGCCCGAACCCAGACTGCCATTGATGTTCTGATGGCTTAATCGTCAAAGAAGTGGAGGAAAACCCATACGCCAAGTATGAGTACTCCTCCACCAATTGCCAAAACGGTTATTATGTTAAGTACATTTTCAATCATCTTGGCTCTCCAATCATCTGTTTTGTGTTGAATAAGTCCTTGTACTGAGGATACTTAGCTTGCCAGAGTCGAGCATAAAAAGCAATGTAGTCGTTGCTGATTTTGAAGTCTGAACCTGTTGTGACTATGGTGACTTCCCACCTGATTCTGTTGATTATCAGCCAGTGACTGACCTTTTTGCGCCCTAGTCCTACTGCTTCTAGGGCAAACTTCTCAAAATACTGCCAAACCTGTGGGTTTTCCTTATGCCAATCCCACCAGATTTGTTTGCGTTCTTCAAAACTCAAAGTCATATTAACTCCTATCAAAGTTAGTGGGTACTCACTTATGCTTTCCCCATTGAATCACATCAATATTTCCAAGTAACCGCTTTAACTGACCACATTTGTGCCGTTTGTAAATCAGTAATTGCAAGACTCAACATACGCTTTTCTTCAGAATTATTTGATTTCAAGCGCAAATCATCACAAGTATCAACAAGGTCAGCAAAGGCTTGTTTTAATTTTTGTACCATGTCGTCATTACTAGGATTAAATGTCACTCCACAGGCTTTTTCGCCAAAAGTCATTTGTTTTTCAATCATTTTTATCTCCTTAAAACGGAATATCGTCATCCATGTCCTCAATCTTAGCTTTAGGCTTGCTTTGAGGTTGTGGTTGGTCGTCTTTAGGGCTGACTGCTAGTCCCATGAACTTGCCGTTCTTGCCCTCTTTAATCCATGCTGAAAGCCAGAAGTCTTGCCCCTCAACACGAATGTTGCCTTTATAGTCAGGATGATTGTCTTTTTCTTTCTTGTCGTTCTTAAAAAGTACACCTGAGTTATCACGCTGTTCCATATTTACACCTTAATTTCATTGAGTTTTTTAACTTTGTCATCCACTTCTTTGAGAAACTGGACAACCTCACTTTCCAGTTCTGCAATGTAAACATCATTGCGCTGGATTCTTTGAACAAACAGTTGTAAGTGTGCTGGCATTCGTGGGTCGAAACTCACAAAGTCACACCAACTTCTGTTTGCACACGCCATTTGCCACTGCATTTGGTCGTAATACTTCTTTGCTGGCTCACCACCAAGAATAGTGTCGATATGGGTTGAAGTGTTTGGACACTTGATCTCTAAACATCCATCATCACCTACCAAGCCATCAGGAGAGGCGGCAGACATGGCAATACTTGGATGGTCAATAGCACCTACCTGATCGACTGTATTGCCTGTTTTAACCTCGTATGCGGCTCTGGCAAAGGGTTCATTCTCAACACCCCATTCCATTGCGGCATTTGAGTAAGACTCTCCGACTTGGTTAGTCATGCGCTCGACTACCAACTGTGCCATGTAGTTAACTCTGCTAGTGCTGTAACCCGTCTTAGTCTTGGCAACAATGTCAGAGATACGAGAAGCAGTAGCTTTACCCACTCTTTGCTGAAACCATGCACTTGAGCCTTGTTCAATATCGCTCATGCTTCCTCCCTTGCGGCAAGCATTGCGTCTGCCATTTCGTAAGCGCAATCAGCGGTAAGTTCAACCGTGCAACTGCTGGTGTGCTGTTGGTTTGAACAATA